GCTTTCTTGGAAGGACCTTCGGCTTTTGTGTTACTCACGCGAGTGTGAAGCGTCTCGAACGATTCTTTGATTCCAACATGTGTGCGCTCGTCCTCACTGATGTGAGCGTCGAGCCTCTCTTCTACTCGAGCAGTCGTCACCTTCAGATCGCCGAACCCGGTCAGCGTCGTAGCATTGAGTACGTCAACCTTCGTCGCAAGCTTGTCCAGCTGTGTCAGTACGCGCTCTTCGCTCACGGTGCTCCCCCTACCTACTCTGCCACTTTCGAATGCACCGGCCCTTGCGTGCATGCGGTGGGCGTATCCGAGTCGCCCTGCAGTACGCCACCCGTAACCGTGATTACAGCCGGCAAGTCAGCGGCGCCCGCCCCGGTCTCAAGATGGCTCGCATAAGCGGAGCGCGCATCCGCGGTAGTCACACGAAGATCCATGTCTGTCATTGTGATGTCTGCAAAGTCGGGTGCGCCTCCGGAGTCGTCGTCTTGCCACTCAACCGCCGCGTTAGCCGCACCATTTAACACCTCGACGATGCCACCAATTATGTAAAAATTTCCTTGCGCGTTTCCGTTCGTTTCATGGAAGTGACCGCGTGCGCCCGAAGGGTTTGAAGAGTACTGGACTTCATACGATAGAAAATCCGAAAGCGTAGGAGAGAATCCCCTGAATCGGATATTGCCTCGAGTGTTTGACATCCCGATAAGGCAAGAGTCGATAATCATGATTTCATCGATACCACCAACGAATAACGGTGCGTTACTGGACATATCACCGTCGAAATTTGAGCCAGCAATAATCCAGTACCGCTCACCCACGTTCGGGTTGTCCTGAAAGAAATTGCCGCCGGTTGAGTACACATCCGCAGTCACAAACGCAACGCGATCGCAAACGTTCGCCAGAAACCCCATTGATGCCGTGGCGGCAGGGCCGCCGTCTAAAAACATCTCACGCCACATTTGATCGTCGCAAGCGCCGCTCGTTTGAGTGATGGTATCAACGTAAAGTGACCCTCCCGTAACCTCGGTAGCGTTTCCGTTAATTGTGAACACCGCAGCGGTTAAGGCAATCGCGTCTGGGATTGTCAATTTCGAGTTGGTAAGAAGTTGCATTGTCTCCGCTGAGCAATCTAGGTTTGCACCAGCGGTAATAACTATGTCGCTATCGGTGAATGTCATAGCGGTTTCGAGAGCGGCGCAGGTCGCCGCGTTCCGCAAAGTCGTAGCGGTGGGTGCGGTGGGCCAGGTCCAAGTGGAGGACCCGAAAACAGAAGTCATCTCGGAAGAGGCGGCGCTCAGATCGTAGGGCTCCGCTGCTCCCGCATCAGACCGGATAATTATCACAGCAGGCGATTGGCCTGAGAGGACGAGCAGCAAGGATATTAAAAGCGCCCGCTTCATTGAGTGAACTCGACGGTACAGTGGAGGAGGTCAGCCGCCGTCGTCAGGCTGACGGTGTGTACGCCCCAATAGTCGCCGTCGTCGATTGTAGAGTCAGTACCCGTTGCGTCGTTGTAGTTCGTCGTGAGCGCCGCCGCGGTGATCGTATATCCAGAGCCGACACACGTGGCGCCGGCGTTCGTACACTCGAAGACTTCAACAATCTGGGCGCTAGGCGTTGTGCCACCGGTAGCTGTACAATCCAAGCTAGCTAGCGTAATCTCTGCCGTCGCCTTAACGAGCGGATCGTCCGCTGTCACTGCAGTTTCGAATATGAATGCTTCTGTTTCGATATGTGTCTTGCAGGCGAATGCATTCGTCGCAGTGTCGTATGTCATCGATTCACCCGATCCGTTGCAGTCTGTCAATGTCACATAGTCCGCTGTTCCCGCCCCAGTCCCCAATAGCAGTTGGTCGTCAATAATCGCGTAAGCTTTGTCCTCTATATCGCGCTTAGATTCCTGAGTAATGCACCAGAGTATCGCCGTGCTGGCGTCTGTTGTACTCGATTCATCGTCTACGACTACGAATCTTAGCTTTTGCTTACCAGTATTGATTATATACGGCTCACTTGTTGACCCAGTGAACGAAGTCAGCGGACTGCCGGCGGTAATCTCGGTGAACGTGTTCTCGTCTGGATCTACGGCGTACAAATCAATATCTACCGTACCCGCCTCGAAAAATGTCATAGACATCATTGGGCAAGTTTGAATAGCTGTGCTGTACGTATTAGTCGCACGCGCTGCACTGTCGTCGAAGGTCACCGTTGTCTTAATGGCAGACCCGAATTTTTCAGTCTTGACTCCGAACCCAAGATCTTGAGCCGACGCAACGCCCGCGATCGATAGCATCGCTACCGCCACAAGAGAAGCCGCTAGGTATATTAATTTCATTCGCTCGCCTTTCGTTATTTAGTTGCTTCTGAAGTCGCAGCCGCTCTCGCGGCTTGATAACTCGCACCACGGCTCGCTTGTCGTAGTAATTGCTGCCAACCTAATTTCCATGCCACGATATTTTTTTCCGTTGGCATCTCAGTTAGGATGCGAGCGAACTTCGGATCTTCCATTGCAGCCAGGAGTATGCGAGCCTGCATCAACTCGCTCTTTGATAGACCCTCCGGAACCGCTTTCCGAATTAGGCTCGCTACTCGGCTAAGTCCCATTATCGGGCTATTCGTATCCGCCGCGGTGCGTGCAATAACGTCTAGGGGCATAATTTTAGATCCAGTTTTATGCACATCCCCCGGCGTACCTAGACCGCCCGTGCGAAGCATGCTAGTCGTCTCCAAGTAGCGGGTCGCTAAGTCGTACCGGTCGCCTAACAGAATGCGATAAGCCGCCTCCTGATTCTTCAATATCTTGAGAGCTTGCCTAGTCTTACCGGAATCAAATTCACCCGCGTTATTCTTGAACAGATCCCGAACGGCCAAACCGGCTAAGTTGTCGGCATTCTCCGACCCCACCGTATCTACTAGACGCTGCGCTTCCTGTGCAGGAGTTGTACGTGTTCCCCGGTACCCGCGAGCGGAGCGAACACCGGCGAATAGCTGATCGGGAGAACCGCCCTTTTCGATAGCCCGGACAACTGGCATTTTCGGGTCGTAGAGTATTTTATTCTTGCGCGTTAGGCTACGTGCGTTCGCGTACTCTATCCCGAAATTACTCACGTCAGTCTCTAGCCAATCATCAAGCTGCTTTTCCATTTTCTTCAGAATCGGATACGCGAAAGACGCGGCCCGCTTATTGGCTGCCGTTGGCATAAACTCAGCTTCGCGCATAACCCCAGATAGAATGGACCTAGCCGATTGATAATCTTGCATGCTAAACCGGGTGTCAGCGCCACCCACTTCTCCCGGAAACAGTTTTGTATCAAGCCACTCGTTTAAAACTCGCGGGAAAGCATCTTTATCGAACCCATGCTTGAGAGGACGCTTCAATTCCAAAACGTCTCGCTGCAGTTCACCCAAGTCGAACGTCGGCCCACGGTCGCCTAGCTTGCTCCAAGCTGCCCGCTCTGCCGTCTTTGCTACTTTGTTCACTTCGTCATAGGAATCAAGCAACACATTGAAATCCGTGTCTTCGACCCCAAGGCCTTTCCATCCATCCTCAACGAAGCGGATACCCACATTACGGGAACGAGTGCGGTCTAACCCGTATTCAACGTTTTTCTGTCCGATGGCTTCGTCCGCATGCCCCCACCAGGACCCGCCGGCGCCATGAGGTAGCGCATCCATTGCCTGGCGAGTAGCTATCTTAGAACCCTCAGGTAGAAACTGATTCAAGAACTCAGCCCGGTGCATTTGCGCTTGAAAAACATCTATCTCGGCGATCTTGCTTTTAAACTCCGATGAACCGGAGGCTAAAGCTTTTGCGTTCACACCAAGGTTTCTCATGTAAGGCTTAACGTCACCCGTCATCATGCCTAGGACACGCTTCGCGTCTACCGCTTTCGCCGCAGCGGCGCCCAACCGTTTAGCACCGGTTGGCGTACCCGCTCCAAAAGCAACAGCAGGGCCGGCCGCCATTAACGGGTTAAAGCCGGCGTCAGTCATCTCTTCTTCCATGAAACCGCCACCGAACGCTCCCAACGTCTCGGCTATAGCCATAACGCCCTTTGACACACCAGCCGCCGGCGCCGACCACGGAAGCAAGCCTAACAGCGGAGTGCTCTGTACCGCCGTCTTAAGCCCTTTCTCAACAGACGCCGCAAGTGACCCCTCTCTAGGTTCGACCATGCCAGTGGCGTCTAACCAATTTTTCTGAAATGGCACATCTTCTGGTATATCCTTAGGCGAAATTCCGCCTTGTAACAGCGTGCCTTGTATGGCCTTATTCAAAGGCCATTCAATCATACCGCCTACGCCGCCGACTACGCTCCTAACCGGAGTCTCGTACCACTTCGCTTCGTCTTGAGCCTTCCTTAGCGCGGCTGCTTTTTCCTTTTCGGCCGTCTCGTCTTCGCTTCTAAACTTGTTCCTAAGCTGATTCGGCAAGAAATCGATACTGCCGTCTGAGTTAACGGGAAATGGGCTCTCTTGATCGGCCGGGTTCATTCGCTCTCTAAACGCAGCCCTCTGCTCCTCCGAGAGGTTCACCTCTCGGTCACGCCCAGAAAACTCGATAACCCGCTGACCTTTGGGGTTAACCGTGTGCCCAGCGTTGGCCTTCTTATCTATCTCGTCAAACATGCCCATGCTAAAACGCCTCGCGCATCTTTCCATCTTCTACGACGTACACGGTTCCCTCGATTCGAACTAGATCACCTTCTACGAAGTTCTCTTCATTTCCTCTTGCAGCTTCGAGAGTCATAGCAGGAATCAAGCCCTCTAGTTGAGTCCGATACGGAATAGACCGCTTTTTAGCGGCAGAATTCATCTCGTTGTCATCTGCGAACCTGTGCATACCACCAAACGCACGCACAGCTTCGCGCTCGCGCTCGTCCAGCTGGGCAGCGACAGCGTCTTTAAACAACTGCCCTAAATCCGGAGGCATCGCGTCCTTATCCGTCAAGTGATGGAAGTACGCCAACGCCTCTTCCATAGTGCTGGCGCCGGTAGCATTCAATAGCCTGATATCTTCACCGCGTACCACTGCGCCGGGATCGGCGTTGCGCTGCCATATCTGCATGAGACCGAACGCGCCTAGCCTTGTGTTCGCGTCCAGTGAGCGCCAATCCGATCGCATGTTCAGCAAGTCAGGCACGTACGCCAGTTCTTTCTTCCGCTCGCCTCTGAGTTTCTCAAGCTCCTGGCCTGACCAATTAACGCCGAACTTGAGGCGCCGCTGCTCTTTTGCAATCTTGTCTGGATCACCGCTTTGGATAGCTTGAGCAGTCCGGTACCGAGTGAACCCATCCCCCGTCAAAGGCGACCCGCCACCCTCGCCACCGATCCCACCCATCAGGTCATTTATAAGCCCAGTCTGCTCAGCTTCTGCGAAGCTCTTACGCCCAGCGCAGGCTTGCTGCAAGCCCTGGGCGCCGCCACCAATAAACGAAGCCTTCGCAACGCCAGACAAACCGCTTTGTGCGGCATGCTGCTGGCGTCTGAGTTGGTTCTCAAGCTCGCCCAAGCCGCCATAGCTCTTCGCCATCGCAACCGCCGCATGCGGATCCGAGCGAAGGCGCTGCGCCCAGATCTTGCCCTGCTCGCCATACTGGCCGAGCTGCTGGGCGCCCATCTCGGCGACGGCCGCTATCTCGCGGTTTCGATCGGATATTTTTGCGCGTGCCATGCTCGCAGCATTCGTGCGCTGTGAAAGTTGCAACCTATGGTTTATGGATGTGCTGTACGGGTCCATGCGTTACCCCATTACCTATAGAAACATTCCGGCCATACCGGCAAGACCACCTAGTCCGCTTGCCATGCCAGGGATAACTCCCTGCTGAGTACCAATCGCGTGCGCTTGGGTACCTAGCAACGGGCCGAGCAAGCCTAACGCCGGATTGTTGTACCACTGACCACTCATCCAGCGAGCGTAATCACTCATATTCTGCTCGCCCTGAAGCCCGCGATTCGCTTCGCCCATGCTGTATAGATTGCCTATCCCCTGATTTTCCATTCCCTGCAATTGCATTCCAGACTGAACGCCCTGCAGCTGCCGGTTGCGAGCGCTCTGCTGATCGTTGTAGGTAAGCTCTCCGAGAAGCGCGTTCAGATTCGAGCCGTACTCGGCAGTGGCACGGCTGGCCATCTCCGGCAACGCACCAGAGGCGCCCCACGTATCGCCGTAGCGCTGCCCAACGTCCTGCAGCGTGCGCTCGAACTCGAGGCGCGCGGGCGCGAGAGCCGACTGAAAGCGGTCACGCACGCCTTGAGGATCGCCCGCACCAGCTAGCGCCGGATTTAGCGCTTGCCGATAAGCAGGGTCCAGACTGAATCCACCCGTGGCGGCCTGATTGTAGGCCCGACCCATGAGAGGGTCTTGACCCGCCACAGTCTGACCGCCGTATACCGGCCCGGGTTGCCCAATCTCTGGGCGCAAAACGTTAGACAGCTGATTGAGGGATTGTCTTTGGCCGCCAGTCAGAATGTCTATACTTTGGGAACCGCCGAATAGATCTGTAAGCCCCATGACTAACGCCCCCTCCCGCCGCCCGAGGCGATGTAATGCATAAGCTCCATTAAGCCCACCTGCCCCGGATCGGATTGCGCGCTAATTGGGCCGCCGCTATACGGGCTAGGAAGCGTTTGCACGCTCATCGGGTCCCCAAACGAGTTTGCAAATTGATCGAGCCCCGTTGTGAACTGATTAACCTTCGATTGCCTTTCCTCCGAAGTATCGCCTAGCAAAGACGAGAGCCTGTCCCACACGCCGGGGCTCGCTGCGGCCCCTGCTGCTGCCGGTTGCGCTACCTGTGGCTGCTGTGCTGGCGGCTGTAGCTGTAGCTGTGCGTATTGCTGAGTTGGCTGCGCCTGCGGAGCCCATATCGGCGGACGCTGCTCGGCACGCATAGGGCCTTCTTGTCCTTGCAGCAGCGACATGATGCTATGCAGTCCTTGACCATGCATTCTAATTTGTCCTCCGTAGGTTTAGCGTCACACAACACTCACCCGTTAACGCTGCGGTAATCAGTTCGACCGAGTCTAGATTCACAGTCGAGTTGGGCGATGTGATTGTGTGATTCACTTCTGCAGTCGTCAGCGCGAACGTGCCACCACCTACCGCTACGCCGCTAATACTCAAATCGACTGATCCGGCCGCGGTGGTGCTCACTATGGTCACCGACTCCAAGTCAAACACTTCAGACGCAATCCATATTTTCTTAGTCGCATTCGCGCTAGTCGTATACGAGACTTGCGCGACCATAGACCCGCGGCGATTGTTGTTAACTATCTGCTCTAGGTGCTTCAGCCGAGAGTTGATCTCGCGAAGCATCTCGCGAGGCTCTAGCCCAGTAGTGAACTGCACGTCCTTGTGTGCGACGAGAGGCATTAGTTGAACTCCCGGATTCTGCCAGCCGCTCGGAAGTAAGGAACGATTGCATCTAGCGCGATCTTTCGGTTGGAAACCGACTCGATCCGCATTGAGTGGAATGCGCCCACACGGTCGACGTTCACACGTCGATGGACCTTTGAGCCACTAGCACCCGGAGTTAGGTCGATGTCGATCGTCTTATACGCTGCTGAGTCGCTGTCCACGTAGAACAGAAACGTGAGAGTTGCTCCGGAGACTGCATCCGCATACACGTCAACCCAACCGAAGTGCGCTCTCTGCGATGGATACGGCGCTAACCGCTGCGATTCCATAACCATCTTAATGCTCACTGATCCAACGTCGGCAACAGAATCAACGTTCGACGTGTCGAACTGATAGATCATTCCGCGCTTACCGCCGGCAATAACCTGATCGAAGCCAGCCGCACCAGAACGAGCAGAATCCCACGAGATATTAGAGTACTCGTCCCACGTCTTTGGGCCTAACGAATTCCAGGTAACAGCCTGCTCCGAGTTGAACTCAGAGAATACGTTGAAAGGCATATTGGAGAACTGTGCCCATGAGACTCTGTTCTCTTCGTCGTATGTCGCGCAAAGGATATCGTTCGGCCGAGTGTCACCGGACTTCGCGTAGGTCCACCAGAATGAACGCTTATCTTCGTTTCGTATACCAACGCACAGCGCCGTATTGTCCGGGCCGAAGTCTTGCACGAGATCGGGGATGGCGTTGTCTAGGTAATATTGTCCGTTCGGGTCAAGCGCTTGCATCGCAGTTTTCGACCTGCTTAGCAGGCGCTCGTTATCCTTGATAGTGCTCAGCTTCGAGACTGCGCCGAATCGAGATATGAACGGACGCCACTTGAAAGCATTGACAGATTCGCCGGTGTTCTCCAATTCCATCCAACCCTTTTCGAATCCAACGAATAGGCGCTCTCCAATAAACTCCGCTGTTACTATCTGGCCTAGCTCTGCTGGTGCGTCCGCGTAAGCAAGCGGGCCGTCCCATGATTGGAAGTCGCCTGCGGTAGTCCACCGCACTCGGTTCGGGAAAGTGTCTCCGCTCGCGGCTTCCTTCACATGCAAGTACAAGAGACGGCCCTTGAACCTCAGCACAAGCCTAGAAGTCAGCAGCTCATTACCGCCGCCCGCCCAGTCTGTCGTCATCTCAACGACTGAACTATTCTCGGCTAGAGCCGGGTCCCACAGGTGCACAGGGTCAACGCCATTCGTGAAAACTAGATAGGTGTCAAGGTTCCACGTCCAAAAATAGTCCTCGTCGTCTCCAGTGAAATAGGCAGAGTAGCTCGTAGCCTTGCCTTGCGGAGCGTAATAACTGTTAGTCGTGTCGAACTCGTAAACGCGGTCTTGGTCCATAGCTAGCGAGTAGTCTCCGCTCGGTATCGACAAGCGAGTCAGACCAACGACCTCGGTCTCCGCGTTAGTCCGGAAGATTATCTCTCCGGTATCGGTTGGCTCGTCCGTGTAGCCGTCATGGTCTGCCCAAGTGACTAGCGCCCTGCCTAGTAGGGTCGCGTGGTTTGGCCGGTACTCCATGGTTCCGATTAGATTCGTTGGGTTCGTATCGTCCACCACATCATATAGCCAGTAGTCGTCTGTCGCCTCTACCCATCGCTCTGTGTTAGGCAGAACGCTCGCAGTGATATACGGCGCGCCTGCTGAACCGTTGTCAGACCGAAACGATATCGACTCTAGTACAATCCGCGTTAGGTCAGATAGCGTGCCGTTGCTGGTGTAGTAGTAGTTCGGCGCAAAGTCGAGCGCAGCAAACTCAAATTGATCCGTAGTTTCAGAAGACAACTCGGCAAAACGCTTGTACCCGTCTCGCTTCTGTATCTGACCACGGAACACACGCGCGTTTTCCATCTTGCGGAATGCATTGCGCGGCGATAGCCAGGGCTCTTTCTCGAGCCTCAGCCCATCGGTGAAGTCTGCGATCGGGAATGGCTCATGAGGGCCGCGGCCTGCCTGGATAACGTCAGATACATTCATGTGCCAACTGTCCCCTCTACGTTTGGTGAACCGCTTCCACTCTCGAATGTTACTGAGCCGGTCGTGTAACGGATTGCGTATCCACCAGCGCCAGGATTACCGCCGAAATACACTGGCGAAGATACTGACGGGGCGGCTGCCCCTGCTACGCCGTGGTTGCCTCCAGCGCCACCATCCGCAATATCCGATGGGGCGTCTATTCGTATATCCCCAGACCCACCACCACCACCACCGCCTAGTATATAACCGCTTCCGTTAGTGATGAAAAAATCAACCGCACCCCCCAGGATTGCATCGCCGCCAGCCTGTGCGTCTGACCCGTTTCCGTCATCAAACGGCGCGTCAAATCCTGCTACACCCGCCGCTCCACCAACGCCAGATGTTCCGCTAGTGCCTGGGCTGCCGTCGGCGTCTGATCCAAGTCCATTTCCGCCAGGTCCCGCCGTATCACCAGCGCCACCGCCACCGCACCCAGAGTGAGATACAACCCAATCTGCGCCGATCGCACCCGCACCGCCTGAGCCTTCTATGATGCCATTGTTGACTAATGTGACCACGGTGCCAGCGGTGAACCCGCTAAAATCCATAGCAGGGACTCCGGGAGCCGATGAACTAATAACAACGATTGACGCTACGATGATATACACCCCCGGCGCATCCGTCGGCGAGCCAGCGTCGGCCCATACATCCACGTCCGACACCGATGCGGCATAGTTAAGCAATATGCCGCCAACGCCCTGCATCATATTCGGGTGGCCAGGTACCGGTATCACGGAATCGCCTTCACATCAGACAAGCTAGTGACTAGCGTATTGCCGTCCTGGAGCCTTGACATATAGAAAACGGTAATGTCGCCGCTTCCTGTTGAATACGGTATAGCAGTGCCATTCGAGGACACGTACTCGCTGCCCCACGATACAGTGTGGCCAGCGCCGCTCCATGTCACCATAAACATCACATTCGAAGAGTGGCTAGCTACCGGGTTGATTGGATTCGAAAACGTTATATCGGTTGTAATCGTCGCATACTTACTGGGCGACTCAGCAAGGTTTACAGCGAGAAATCCACCGGATGGTGTAACCGAGTCCCAAAGACTCGACTGCATCTTTGTCCAACTGCCGATCTCATCGATACGCGCAACGTCTCCGGTTCCAACATCCACGTATAGCCAGTCACCACTCGTCAGATCGAAATAAACGAGAGAAGCGTTAGGCCTCGGGTCTGACGCCAGGGCTAGTGCACCATCCACCGTCGGATCAGTCAACGCATCAATCGTCGCCTTCGTCGCAAGCTGGAATTTGTGTCGCCCAGTCACAACGCCGCCCGTTGCAAACTCATGCTCGAAGTCCATCGCTGCTTCGATCGCCGTATTATTGGCACGGATAGCGTCATCGCCCTGCGCAATGTTCACAGCGCCATCCGGTAGATTCTTGTCCCATGCCATATTTAGAAGCTCCTAGCCGGCCGGCGGTGTCTCGGCTTCGCATAGGCGTATACGTTGAGCCGCTCTTTGTAGTATTCGTAGGCCCTCCCCTCACGCGATGCGCCCGCCTCGTCTTCCTTGTCCATGAGGTATTCCCAGGCTGCGCCGGTCACCACTGCGAGCGCGTGTGTTTCGTTGGCTATGCCGGTAGCCGGAAGCGCAGCCTGGGGCCCCATGCGGCACGGGATCTGGATAAAATACGCTTCGTCTGGGGCAGGTGAGATCGTGACCTTGCGGTCACTGAAAAGAATGTTAGTCGGAATTGCACCCGTTAAGCTCAGCGGATAGTCCCGGTGAAACGCTTCAAACACCGTGCGGTCCGTTTCCGGGTTCAAGTACTGCTTAGCCGCTAAATCAATAATTGTGGGGTCAACGTCAAAGTCAGTTTTGCGGGTAGCGATCCAAGCGCTCCGCGCTCGCGGAGCTATCACGTAGGCGGGGTAGTCGTACTCAACACCAAGGAAGGTAGTTTCAAGTGACCATAACCCCTCGGCCATATCCCTACCCACCTCAGCAGGGATATTGAATTGATACCAGCGATTGAGATAAGCATCAATTGAGGCGTTCGCAAGGCTCGCTGCTAGGCCAGACGTGCGCTCTTTGAATTTGGTCTCCATACTGGACAAATTCATGAGACGTTCCTCGCCCGTGCCCGGAGGCTAGTGCACGATCTAACCCCCGGACACGAACCCCGAAACCGATCAGTAGTCAATCCGGCCTAACAGCAAACATACCAGAAACACACAATCCGTTGTGACTGCGCCAACCTTCGTCAACTCAAGGTTTACAATCCGGTCGTTCGTCCCTTCCACCGCATCCCCGAAATCTTCGAGCACAGTGCTACCCGTGCCCTCGATCGTGGTGTCTTCCGTTTCCAGATCAACCGCAGCCATGATATTAGTCAAGCCACTGATAGCGCCTCCGGCAATAGCCTTAAGCCCCATCTCCACATCCATTAGCAATGTGGTCGCTACGGTAACGTTATCCAACACTTGCGTGCGGACATCCAAACACCGCGTTCCAGTCTTAAAAAGATCCGGCAATACGATGTCGTCCGGACCCGCACCCGCGAGTGCTGCCGATGGAACCGTAACCTCCCAAACGTGCCACCCGAACGGCCTAACGGCCGCAAGGTGACTTCCCTTTATCGTAACTGAAGCTGTGATATCAGCCATCGCCTAACCCTCCCTCACGGTGCCGCGTCGGTGGAATCGATGCCGATTACGCCGAATGCTTTAGAGTTCCAAATGGAACGCTTGAACCCCAAGATTGAAACTCCGGCTACGCCCTTTTCATTCCCGTAGTCGTCTTCCTCTTCTTTCCAGTCGAAGAAAGAGCCACCACCGGAAGCCGATCGGCTTGACGTACTCCACGCATTACCAAATGCAATGGCCCCCGCACATGCGCCTAGCAACATACCATGGCGCAACGTGCCTACCGAGGGAACGAACTCAGACTCTCGTATAATTACGTTGTTATATTCACCCACGGCGCCGGAGTAAATTAGATTTTTCTTACCTCGTACCCCGGCATTCTGTTGAATCTGATTCCACTGGCCGGCGCCGGCGTCAACCCGCAGTGCGCGGGTCTGGTAGGGATGCAGATACGCTACATATTTCATCTCTCCTTCAATCATGATAGGCGCCGCACGGGGGTTATTCACCTTCGCTTTAGAAACCGCATCATCGATTAAGGAGAGAACCATCGCGGCACCAGAGCCGTCAACCAAATGAGCGGCATCAAGAGCAGTGACCGTATTGCCTGCGAAATCAGATTCGCCAGTTGTTGCGCCTAGCGCGCCAATAACCGTCTCCTCCCCGTCACCAGACACGCCGACCAAATGCGCCATGAGACCCGCTTCTATAAACCACGCCCACCAAGTTGAGAGCGATCCCCGTCCGGCAGTGCGTAGATTATGAAGCGTGCGTTGCTGCGACATACCGCGAAACACATGCGCGTTTCGCTTTTGGTTGATTAGGAGAGTATCTTGGTAGAACGACAGCGGGGTTTCCGCGCCCTTCTGCCGAGTGTCCCCGTTAACGCCATCGCTTCGATCTTGCACGAGTAAATCGCACTTAATCTGGTCCCCGGCGCTCTTCTTCAGCTCGGTCTTGAGCTGGATGCAGGAGTCATCGTGCGTACCGATGAGCCCACGCATGCCCATTTTCCCAAGCGTCTCTTTCATAAGTTTTTCGGACCAACGTTTGACCGCTTGGTCGGACGCCGAGCCGAATTCAGTAGCAGCCATAGCGGCAGCCCCCTGTTAGTTCGGTGTTAGCGTTGGGCGATGCGCTTAAATGGCGCCCAGCTCTCAGCGAGAGAGCCACGCGATAGGCTCGCGTGCGGCCGACGGTGGGAGAAGCGTCTAGTACTCCCAAGGCACTGACAGGGCCAGCGCAACGCTTGTTATCCGTAGCGAGCGGCGAGAGTGGCGAGGTCTCGACAGAATACGCCGTGCCCGTGAGGGCCGACGCTTTTTAATGGGCGCCGAGTCCATTCCCGCAAATTCATACCGTACCCACTGAGGGGCGTCAAGAGTGGGCTAAGACGCCTCCCACCCCTCGATACGCAAATTGCGACCCAGCTCCTCTAGGCGCGTGTACTCGGCCTCGCTGACCCCGTTAAACGGGTTAGCCGAGAAACGAGCCTGCAGTGCATCGAATTCTCGTTTGTCCTCGCCCGGAGGCTCGCTGCGTGCGCCCCCTTTGCGAGCAAGCGCCCGCGGTGCGCCGGAAACGTCCTCCAATGCCGGAGGCACCGGCGGGTTAGGAGCTGGATCGGCTGCCGCTCCGTTCCCCCGCATGCGTTGCAGTAGGGCTTTGCCTAACACCGCGTCCCCACTACTACGGGCCGCAATAAACTCAGCAAAACTAACAGCGCTGCCAATCTCCGGGGTAAACTCCGATATTTTCTTGTCTATGCCCGCTGCCTCTAGGTGCTGGATCACATCCGCCTGAGAACTAAAAACAACACCCTGAGCCATTAGGTTTTCTATGTTAAGCGTAATGAAATCATCCGCCTCTTGCGCACGGTTCACAACCTCACGGTTTCCCGGGTCCTCTGCGATAAATTGCTGCACTTGCTCAGCATTACGCTGCAACACTAGATCTCGCTGCGTGGGTTGCCTTGACTGCGCTATGCCTTGACTAATCAAGCTGTCAACCACAGACTGATCGACATAAACTTGTTGCCCATCATCGGACAGCATAACCGGTATGCGCCCCGGATGATCGCCTACCGGCTGAACGTCAGCCGGTGGGACCGGCACCACCGGAGCCGGCTGCGCTAGCCTATTCTGATTCCGAAGCTTCTGCAGCTCACGACGCAAGCCGGCGTTTTCTTTGGCGAGTGTCGCTCCGTCTTGCACTGCCGGCGGTTTTGTGTCCAAAGCGGCTAACTCAGGAGAAACCGGATCAGGTACGCCCTCCGGTTTTGCCTCGATCTCTTCGACCGCGGACTGTTCTTCCAGCGTAGGCTTGGGGTCCTCCACGTTAGGCGTGGGCTCTATCTCTTTAGCCTCTACTGGATCAGGATCGGAATCCGGAGTCGGATCGGGCTCTACCGGCTCAAGCCCTTCGGTATCGTCGTCATCATCCTTATCCGTCGTTGTCAGAACGTCCTTAAGCAGGTTATCAATAAAGTCATCTTTTTCTGCCTCAGCCATTTACGAACCCCCCGGCGCCGGCCCGTGGCTGGCGTGCTGCGAACATTACCATCTCAAGAATTCTTTTTTTCTCAAACTCATCGGCGTCAATGTACAACTGAGCGGTCTCTAGCCGCTGCTTTATCTCTAGCTCGCGTTGCTTCAACTGCTCGGTGGCGGTGTTATGCCGCTGCGTTTCTTGAATCTTGCCGCCCTCGATCTGCCCATACTGCTGTGACTGCTCGGCCATCACCTGAGCTTGACGCTGCCCTGCCTCAGATTCCGCTTGCTGCTTTTGCTCTAGATACTTCTTGAGCCGCTCTCGGGTTGACTTGCTACTACTCGCTCGCTCCGCAATAACAAACGGGTCTATCGTACCCGGCGATACCGCTTCCACAGCTAACAACCCCTCCAGCTCCATCATCGCTAGCGTACTATTCTCGCTGGTGTACTCCATATCAAATTTCCACTGGAAGCTTCGAAGGTCACGCAAATTAGCTCTAGCCTTAGGCACCATCTGACCCGGTTGTTGCGAGTCCTCGCCTAACTCGACAACATAACCGTCTTGAAATATATATTTCCCCTCATCCGCAAGCATCGCTTGTATCTGGGCGTCTGGCATGGACCGCGCAATAGCGTGGCACACCTTCTCTATAAACAGTTTCTGCGCTTCTTCATGCTGACCGAACGGCGTAGATACGGCTTGCTTTGATTTATTATAGCGAAGTGCCACCGTCACCCCCGACTGAGCGTGTTGGGCCGCGGTTAAGTCCGAAGCGTCAGGGATAGTGCTTATCGAGTCCATCGCTAACATTGCCTTATTGAACCGCTCACTAAGCGCCAAGCTTGGGGGCAA